TGATAGGTCTTGGTAATGGCTGCTTGATAAGGCACACGCCCTGCCAGTTCACCAGTAATGGTATCTAGCACAAGACCCGGAGGTAACACACTGGCCGACCCATCGGGATTGGTGGCCAACAGAAAGTAGGTGATTGTGCCCGACAAAGAAACTGGATCGTAGACATCTAGATATATGGTAAGATAGTTGTCTGCTCTAAATCTACCCAAATTGCTTTCTGTGATCCACAGCGGCACACGATCACCTGTGGCGTCTGCTTGAAACAGATTGGTATCAACCTGTAGTATACTGTTGTCGGCCTGTAGGAATTCTTCAGTGACCACATAGATACGAAATACTCTGCGCACTTCATTGACGCCATCACTGACAGCAACAATGAACGTGTAAAATCTACTTAGGCGTCTTGGAGCACGACTGGGTTCATTGTAGTCAAAGGTCACGTTGTCATAGAGAAAGCTGTCAAAGCCATTGGATCTTGCTTCGGGTCTATCCAATGGCAATATGTCAAAGGCAGCGGTATCGTATGATCCGGTTTGTACAGCTGAGTAATCTATGGCAAACACAGGATCAGTGAAACCAGATATCAAGCCAGTTCTACTCAATGACAGTCCCGGAGGCAATTCTCCGCCAACTGGTACTAGGTAGTATTCCAAGGCATCACCGGCATTGATGTCAGTGTCGTCTGCTTCAAGCTGAAATTCCACATAGGCATTGTCCAACACAAAGTAGGCATTGTTTTGACCCACCTGCAAGAAGCCCTGTTGAGTCAACCAATAGGGCAGATCGCTGCCATCCACTGAAATACTGAAAGTTCTATCTTCTATGTCAACACCATCGTTGGCACGTATGACAAATCTATAGTCTGTGAAGCGTCTTACTTCTACCGGACTGCCTTTGATCACATTGTTGACAAGTCGCAGTCCACGTGGCAATCTTCCTGCAATGAGACTGTAGGTGACTGTGCCATATGAGGAAGTGGCCAGCACAGCAATTTCTAGAGTGTTTCTCTCTACAATTGTGCCTAGGCTACCTGCAGGAGTGACCCAAGAAATGGTCATCGATTAATGTCCATGTAGAGCACCACCGTGAGTTTCACCAAGGTCTAAACTAATGGTCCCTGGATTTGTGATAGTACCAAAATCTATGTTGGCTGCTGCTAGAGCCAACTGTGGAGAGAATTGAAAGTCGTTGCCCAATACTCCAAAGTCAAAGCCTGCAATAATTTGATTTAGATCTAGGTTTGTGTCCACAGTTATGACAGCACCTGTGGCAGACACTGTGACATTGTCCCCACCTTCGAGCGTGATGTTGAGATGATCACTGGCTTCCACAATACCGAGATCTGTGTCAATTCTAGCAAAGCCATCGGGCTGTTGATTGTTGATGATAATGGTGTTTGTGAGTTCATCTATGAACATTTTGGTGCCAGCCACCAGGGTTTTGAACTGTAGATCAACGCCTACCTTTTCTTTGAAAACTCCGGCACCTGTGCCCAGATTGCTGGCTGTCACAGTTATACCAGCAGCTAATTCGCTGAAGTTGGCATTGACCTTTTGAAACGCTGATCTAAGATCATCGCCTAGGCCGTCATTTACCACATTGCCGATATTAATTGTTTGTATGGTCATAATCCGCTCTCTTTAGTATATTTACCGTTAGGTCAATCTAACAAAAACCTGTCCACTGGTGCCAGTTTTATGATAGGGGTTCCCCACTGCCACACCTGCTGCCTGTGCGGCCGCATCATCTGCGTATGGTCCAGGAATACTGCGAATATCATTGCCGTTGCCCAGATCCCGGATGATGTTGCCTGGTGGAAGGTAGAGATCACCGTCTGGGGCAAAGATCCACTGTGGTGCTAGAACACTGATAACAAATGTGGCAGTGGCGGCACCACTGGTCACTGTTATAGTGTCGTTGGCAGTGTATCCTCCCATTGGACCCGATACAATAGCAATGGCATTGGCAACACCAGCAACCTGAGTCACTGTCACAGTTAATCCGGTGCCTGTGCCACCAGTTGTGGCCAAGTTGCTGAGAGATTCAACGGCCCAATCACCGCCACTGCTAATGATGCCAACCACAGTGTTTGGCCAGCCGGTGGCAGCAATAACAATCGTACCGTTATATGGTGCACCTTTGCCCAACTTGACATAGTGAATGTCATCGCCTAGATACAGCTCAGTGGTGCCACCGCCTGTGGTCAAGTGTACATGATCACCCTCTCCTTGGACTGTGGGGTAAATTAACAATGCTTGGTTAGCGTTGGCACCACCAGCAGGGGTGAGTCGAATAGCACCACCAGTAAGTCCACCACCTTCTGAAATGTTGCCGCCTGCTGGTAGTGTTAGATTGCCATCTTCACCAAACTGCCATCTGCGCAGTGTTGAGTCTGTGAGGTTGATGTCAATGTTGATGTTGCCGTTGCTGAGGATATCACTGCTGTAGGAGACTTCTTTGGTAGTTGCATCGTATTGCAGTAGTCCACTGGTGCCACTGGCATTACGGATTGGTGCCACATAAAAACTGCTGGTTTGAGCCGCGACACCATTGACTGCTGAGCCAGTGGCATTTAATATGATTGTGTTGGCAGCTTGATTGGTTTCGCCGGCCTGCTCGCCAATGGCCACTGCGTAGACGCCTTGTGTGGTTAGGCCAGCATCGACGCCAATTGCCACTGCTGAAACACCTTGTGTATTATAACCAGCACCGTTACCAATGGCCACTGCACCACTACCTTGTGTGATTCCGCCAGCACTGATACCAACGGCCACTGCTTGTTGGCCTTGAGTGGTTGCACCAGCTAGGTAACCAATTGCCACTGCTGAAACACCTTGTGTAGTTGAGCCAGCACTGGCGCCAACGGCCACAGAATATGCGCCTTGAGTGGTTGTTCCGGCATCTTGACCAAATGCCACTGCTGCATCGGCTGTGTCTTTTATCACTGCACCGTTGGGCAATGTCAGCGCACCATCTTCACCAAACTGCCATCTGCGCAGTGTTGAGTCACTCAAGTTGATTTCAATGTTGATATTGCCTTCACTGCGGAGATCGCTAACACTACCAGTGTAGGCTGTGGTCTGAACTGTGTTATCCGGGAATGTTATACCACCCGTGCCGCTATTCCCATTCAACGTCAGCATAGACGACGTAGGGTTGATTGTTACTTTAGATGTGTTGTACCAATCAGTACCAGCATAAAATACCATATTAGCATTACCGCTTACACCATCACCGTTGGCTGGAACTAGTACTCCGGGGTAAGCAGTTGTTTGTACAGTTGAGTCTGGGAATGTTAAACCACCATTGCTGCCGAAGGTCCAGTCATAGCCGCTGTTGCTGATTTTACCTGTCGACGGCAAAGTCAATATACCATCTTCACCAAACTGCCATCTGCGCAGTGTTGAGTCTGTGAGATTGATGTCGATATTGATGTTGCTTTCACTTCGGATATCACCTGGGATGGTTAACGCACCATCGCCGCCAAATTTCCATCTGTTGTTTGTTGGACTACCGCCTGCTGATATGTAAACTGCGTTTGTGCCATCGCCGGCACCGAATGAAAATAATTCAATATCAGTATATGCACCAGTATTATCTTTTGTTGCAGTTCCAAATTTAATATAACCTGCTGATTCGCTACTCTCAATACTCTGTTCTTCACTGTTAAAATCCCAATATTTAGAATTTGCAGTTTCAAATCGCCATAATGTGTTGTCAGTTGTTAGCCCAAACGGGCCAATGGTAATTTTACTTGTGGATCCAGTGGGGGCAGGCTCTGTCTGTGATAAGTTAAAATCAAAAACTTGATTCATTGGAACTGTTATAGACTTACCAGTTTGATTAGTGCCATCTGGGAATGTCAGCGCACCATCTTCACCAAACTGCCATCTGCGCAGTGTTGAGTCTGTGAGGTTGATGTCAATGTTGATGTTGCCTTCACTGCGGATATCGCCTGGTATGGTTAGATTACCATTCATGAAGTTCCAGTCTCCCTCTGGAGTACCAATAGTGATACCGGATAAAGTTGTACCAACATAATTTAGTATCGGGACGGTGTTATTACCCGTACCCATAATAGTTACATTTTGTCCTTGATCGGCGTTGGCTACTAACTTTAGACCTGTGAGCTCATTAAAACTGAATTGGGAGATTGTGCCACCGGACAAGTTTATATCTCCAGGGACTGCTAAATTGCCATCTTCACCAAACTGCCAACGGCGCAGAGTTGAGTCTGCAAGGTTGATGTCAATGTTGATGTTACCTTCACTGCGGATATCACCTGGTATGGTTAATGCACCGTCTGATCCTAGACTTACTGTGCGAGCACCGTTGACTAGGCTTGATACTGTTGTGCTACCTGTCCAGGCTGTGGTTTGATTGGTGCCATCTGGGAATGTCAATGCCCCATCTTCACCAAACTGCCATCTGCGCAGGGTTGAGTCTCCGATATTGATTTCAATGTTGATATTACCGTTGCTCTTGATATTACCAGGAATCTCTAGATCCCCATCTGTGCCAAAGCGCCATTCAAACATTGGTCCTATTGCGTTTGATTTAATACGAACGTTGCCTTGTTGCGAGCTTAATATTAAAGGAAATGGATCTGTACTTTCAGGATCTGCCGGAACTGCAAACAGCTCAACACCTGATAGATAAACTTTACCTCCATCTCGCTCTGGAAATGCTACGGATGAAATAATGCCGTCGGTTTCTACAACCAGTTCATAAGCACCGTTGACCAATCTATCAAAGCTGGTAGGTATAGTGGGCTTGTTGGTCAGGTCGTTGTAACTTGTAGTACCGCCTGTAATTTGACTGCCGTTGACCAATAGATTGCCCGCACCGTTTACAGATAATGCTGTGCCGCCCAAGAAAATTGTGTTGTTGCTCACATACAGACTGCGCCAAGGTCTAGCAGATGAGCCTAGATCACCACCAAGAGCCACACTGGGCAAAACATCTCCGCCCACTGTCAAGTTGCTGGAGACGGTGACAGCTTGATCAATCACAATAGCTGAACTATCTGTGGTTGACATCACACTGCCCGCAAATTCAAATGCGCCAATATTTAACGTAACGTCTGCATTTATTCCCAGTGCGGTGTACAGTTCAGTAAAGTTGGCATTGATCTTTTGAAAGGATGCCCGGAGACTATCACCTCTATTGTCGTTGGGTGATGTTCCTACATTGATCGTTTGTTTTGTCATTCTGCGCTCCGTTATAAGGTTCTTTTAATTCTAGGTCTAGGATAAACCGATCCCGTTGTGGGTCTTGGTTTATAATTGATTTTTGGAAATACATTGCCACTGGTCTCTCGTTCTTTTTTGTAAAACAAATATAAATTGGCAGCACCCTGTAGATCTTGCCCGTCTGTAGGGCCACCTGATGTTGCTGTGAGTTGTCCTGATTTGGCAATGGCAGTTATATAGGCCTTGGCTCTCTCTTGATTCATATCTGGATACACTTCCAAAGCACAGGCCAATACACCGCACACCTGCGGACTGGCCATCGACGTGCCACTATATTTGCCAATAAAATAACTGGCGTTTCGGGGATCAGCGGTACCGCTGGGCAATGCGCTAACGATATAGGTGCCCGGTGCAAATAGGTCAACTCCGGCACCGCAATCGCTAAACAGAACCTTTTGGTCGATTTGAATGGTGTCAATGGCACCTACACATATTGCCGGAAGATCGTGTGTGCCTGAGGCCAGGGTGTCATTGGCAGTGGGGCTTGTTCCTCGATGAGTATAATAGGGCTGCAAAACGCTGGCAGGATACCTAACAGCCATTTCAAATGTGTTGTTCCAATCAACACCGCCTGGTACATCGTGTTTCCATCGACCGTTGCCCGCAGCCCCAACCATGATAATGCCTTCGTCGTAGAGATCCTCGATATCATTATCGCAGGCAGGTACTCTTAACGGAATACGTTGTCCACTGATAAATCCCCAGGCATTAAGTTGTGTGGTTGTAAAGCCACCGCCAGTAGTCTTGGCACTGTTAATGCCAACCTGTAGATCTATTTGGCTAGGCGCATTCTCGTAGAACTTCCACTCGCAGATCATTGAGGGACTGCCCACAGAACCAGATGTAGTTGAAGTACCTTCTTGTCTCACTCTAAATGTTCTGTTAGGTGCAACACCTTCGGTGCCGTAGTAAATTCTTTGTACTGAATTGTCTTGTGCGCACCACATTATTTTAGGCAGTGCGGGATTGGTAATGCTGACCCCACTCCATACAGTTGACCCATTGCCAAACGTTAGATAAAAGTTTGTGCTGGGGTATATTGTGCTGTATGTAGTTCCTAGGTAGGTAATACTAAAAGGCAATGACAATGTCCAATAGCCGTCGTCGTTGTTGCCCACTGTAGGAGTGGTCGATACTGTTAGACTTGCTGCCCCTAACAAACTAGGTGTGATACTGCTAACAGTAGCCGCTTCGCTGCCGCTAGGTGTTTGTGTAATTGTACACAGCATGGCAAATGCTGTTAAGGGATTGCTAGTCTGGCTAACATCTAATGCTGTTGTATAGGTAATAGTATATGCACCAGTAGTTGGCAGTACCACATTTTCATCAATCTCAGCACTGACATCTCCGCCTTCAATTGATGTAAACGGTCCTTGACTAAATGACGTTATCACAGAGTTATCACTTTGTCTAACTATCTGTATGCCAACAGACAAACTGGTCTGTCCAGTTTGGCCGCCTGAAGAAACATCATTTTTAACTCTTATTGTGGTATTATTACCTGTGGTAGTTAGCGTTATTGTATAAGTTGCGTCTGGGGGTGCTATTCCTAACAGATATGCTGATTGATTTGATTCTAGAGTCCATGATGCGGGTTTGGTATTAATTGTTCCACCAGTGGCACCAACTGGACCTGTAGTAGTTATTCTATTACCAAAATTTTCTAGACCCAACAAATTTGCCAGCCTAGTTGAACTGGTACATACACCACTGGTTCCGAGAAAGGTAGTAGCACCACCTGGAGTATATCTAGTTCCTCTGTAAGTCACCGCAGTAATGTCAGTCAACGCCCATTCACTGGGAAACACACTCATACCCCAACTGTTGTTTACGATTGTGGGATTCTTTCTACCAGTTGCAGCATTGACTGCCTTGTTTTGATGAAAGGCTCGCACATAATCAAATACCAAACTGAAATTGCCAGTGCTGCCTGTGTCGTAGTATAAACTGTAAATTGTGGCGTCACGTGCCCATCCTTGAGTGTTCCCAGCCACAGTTCCTGCCACGTGCATGCCGTGTGGATCGAGTAGGCCTAGGTTGTATGTGCCTGCCGCACCGCCAGTGACTGTTGGATTATGTTGAAACCAATTGTAGTTAACAACTCTAGATCCGCCTGTGCCGTCTGCGTTCACAGCAAACTCAGGATGAGCCTGTGTCGGCAGTCCAGTGTCGCAGATCACAACATCAACATTGCGTCCAGTTTGCGCCAATTCGATTGTGCCAGTTTGTGCCGCAGTACCCGAACCGTTGCCTTGATAACCAGTCCCACCCCATCCTGAGCGTTGTTGGCCTTCAGTGCATCGCAACAAAGCCCAATTCTTCATTGAAGATGAAGTGCCGCTTGATTTGTCCCAAGCAGAACTGGTCTGTGTGGTTGCATTAGTGCCTGCCTTAATACCTAATTCGTCTGGATGTATGGTCACTGATTTGACTCTAGGATCAGCTTTTAATTGACCAGCTTCCCAATCAGCTAACCTATAAACAGTATTTCTACTCATAGGTCTACGTTCTAGACATTCAACATCACGCTGTATTTCCGTATCAGGCGGCGCCTTGCCTGCTGTTTCTAATTCTTCATAGATGGCACCGAGGTCATTGTGGTCATACACTGTGACAATGTACTTTCTAGTCTGTATGTAAGACAGCATTTCTGACATATTATGCCTCTAGTTGTACAGCAGTTAGCGTAACAGTGATAGTGGTTGTTCCACCACTCTTGTTGGTCACTGCTAATTGTATATTTGTATCTGGAACAGTTTCGTTGCTGAATCCCAATGCGCCCGGACTGATCAAAATAGTTTGTGCGCTAGTGGTAATTACTTCAGCCACAACACCTGAACCTGGAGTTGGATCAGCACCTTCCAGTCTAGTTGCGTCTGCTGTTCTACTGGTTGTGTCTGTATAAATTCTAACCCAGGCCGCAGCTGAAGTTTGAATTTTATAAAGCATATAACCTTTGTATCCAACAATGGTCAAGTTGCCTGTGGCTGTATTGGCCAGGCTTGCAGTTGTTGCTGCAACCGCGGCTCTTGCTGCCAGGGTGCCACCGCCACCGCCTGATATTGTTCCCGGCAACCATTTGCTGCCAGACGAACTCCAAACCAGTGTCTGCCCATTTGTAGGCGCACTGGTAGTTGTGTCAACGTCGCTTAGAGCGTCAATACTGGTTGCAGAGTAAGCAGCAGGAATAGATGGTAAACCACTCAAGGAACTATATGTACCAGCAGTGGCTACAGCGGCCAATGTTGGTCCTGTGATTGTGACCTTGCCTTCACCGTCAGTGGCAGTGGTAATACCACCAGCACCTGCAAAGCGCAGTGTTTCACCATTGCTGATCACTCGCTGTGTGGAGTCATCGCCTGCCACGCTGAATTCATAATTGCTGGTGCTGACAACACCACCTCCGCCACCTGAGGGAACTGGTCCCCACGTGACTTCTTTGTTTGCGGGATTGTAATATACTACCTGTGGTCCAGTGACTTCCCTAATTGGATCAACATAGAAACCAGCTGCTGCACCGTTGAGTGGGGCACCGCTGGCATTGATAATAATTGAGTTAGCAGGTTGATTGGTTTGCCCAGCCTGCTGACCAATGGCCACTGAGTAGGCACCTTGCGTGATATAACCAGCATAGATGCCAATGGCCACTGCTTGGGTGCCTTGTCCAGTCCAACCAGCACTACTACCAACAGCCACTGCTCCATAGCCTTGTGAGATTTCGCCGGCTTCCTGACCAACTGCTACACCATAAAGACCTTGTGAAGTGTTGCCAGCAATCTCACCAATGGCCACTGCATAAAGGCCTTGATTGGTTAAACCAGCATTCGAACCTAATGCTATTTTAGTTTCAGATGTTCTTAAACTTGAAGTTGCAACAGGACCAACTACCGTACCAGTGGCACCGTTTATGACCAGGGTTGATGTGTCTGAAAATACAGAACCTTTCAAGTAGGTCACATCAAATGTGATACTATCGCTGACTGCGTTTGTGGTTAATTGTATACCTTCACCTGCTACCAACACCAAGGTGTCTGTGGTGTTATCGGCTAGTACAGATGCCTGACCGCTGATTGCAATCGAAGTAAATCCAAATCTTGTGTTGGTGACAACTACTGTACCGGTACTTTGATTAATTGAAATCCCATCTCCTGCCGATATAGCAGTGACGCCAGTGTTGGACAATGTAATAGAGCCTGTGGCTGCACTAGCACTCAAGCCAACACCAGATACCGCAAAGCTGGTCACACCTGAGTTGGTAAATGTAATTGAGTCAGCACCAGCATTAGTAGTGATACTGACACCAGTACCATTGACCAAAGTCAGGGTATCTGTCGGAAGTTCAGCCACCACATTAGATTGACCACTGACTGCAACAGTTTGGAATATGTTCTGAGGCACACTGGGAGCTGCATTTGTTATACGCACTGTGCCAGGTGTGCTGGTGTCAAGGGTAATACCCGATCCCGGGTCAGTGATCACACTGACTATACCGGTATTGGCAATAGTAATGTTGCCAGTTGCTCCGCTAACACTGATACCATAGCCTGCAATAGTCGACAATACACCTGCATTGGTAATTGTTACATTGCCTGTGGCACCGCTCACAGTGATACCTGTGCCAGCAGCATTGGTTAACACGCCGCTGTTGGCTATGGTCAGGGTGTCTGTGCCGGCTGTAGTGGTCAAAGCAATGCCTGTGCTGGCCGCAATGGTTAGTGTATCAGTTCCGGTATCTGCCACAATATTGGCCTGGCCGGCCACAGCAATGGTTTTGAAATAGTTTTCGTCCAGAGCCAAACTACCAATGGTAGATCCCGCAGGTAGATTCACTGCACCCGCAGTTGATGTGATCACCGCTGTGCCTAAATGTATGGAACTGCCACTGAGGTAAATGTCTCTCCAACGTTTGGTTGGTGATCCTAAATCGTACGTTTCGTTGGTGCTGGGTATTACATTGGTGCTCAGTGAAGTTAAATCAACAGCACCACCGCCACCAACACTTAGATAAAGTTCAGTAAAGTTGTCATTTATTCGATTAAATGCTTCGTCAACCGTGCTCCATATTATGGGCGCCGAATTTGAATATATTATTTGTCTAGACATTATGTTCTTCCTACGGCAACTTCAACAGTGCCAATATGATCTGAATCGTAATCAACTAGGGATTTTCCTATGATCGTGCCAGCCTTGACATCACCTGTTGCGGATATTCCCACACCTGGTATATTGGATGTCACTATCAAATCTCCTTTCTTGATCTTGCCAACCACTCTACACGGCACACGACCTTGCAGTGCTATGAGATTTTTATGTCCAGGGCAAGCACCATTCATGGTATAGCCAGCTGTGTCGCTGACCACTCCTGCAACTCTATGATCGCCATAGTTCTGAGACACAGTAACTTCTTTGTCTCCTCCAAATATCAACACAGTGCCCACTGCATATTCTCGGTCTCCTTCGTAGTATTCTGCAAGGTCCGCAGAATAAGTTGACTGCAATTTACTGCCCGCAGTCAAGGTCCAGTTACCTGTTATGGTTCCTCCAGTGCCGGCTGCTCCTGTGGTAATCACGGGGGTAGTAATTGATCCCACAGTGATAGGCGCATTGCTGAGTCCGTTGTAGGTTCTAAACACATGAGAATCATTGTCATAGAACGTGCGTTTGTCTGTGGCCACTGAGCCATCACCGATCAATATGCCAACGTTGTTGGAAAATCCATACAGTTGAGTATATCCACCTGTTGCAGTGGCAGTGGTATCAAGTATGGTTTTTGTGTCAACGATCAACTTTTCCATGCTGATGAATCTACCAGCAAAGTCTGCATTGCTATCACGCTTGACCAATGTACTGGCAGTGGCAGCTGTGGCTTCATCAATCACAGCATAGTCACCATCGTTGGTAGTGGTAAATCCAATTCTGCGCAGGTATCCAGTTGAGGTGTTGTACTGCGATTTTTTAATTGCACCACCGTCACTGACCACTGTGCTGAACAGTACCGCTGCCACGTTGGCAGTGGCCAGAAGTGAATTACCTAATACTGTTTTAGTTGCTATCTGTGGAAGGTCTACTAAGTTAATACCATTGTCTTTTATTGTAACCCAACCATCAGTGACATCAAACTGCGCACTATCAAAACTGGATACGCCTTTTTCTGCCTGTGTGATACTTGTGGCATCAACTCTGGTAGTGGCCGATGTCAATACCAATTTGCTCTGCACTATACCAGCAGCACTATTGATGTCTGCATTCACAATCACATTGGGATTGATCTGGGCATCCACTGTATTGGCCGTAGAGTCAATGCTGAGACTGATGTCTCCTACCATGGTACTGTTTTGGGCAAAATCACCTGCACCAGTAAAGGTCAAAATGTCAGCACTCTTACCGGCAGTAACTGCTACGTCACTTAGATTGTTCAGTGTCAACGTTTGAAGATTCACAGCATCTGTGGGGTTCACCGGATTGGCCAGATTGAAAATCTTAAACAAGCCTAGATCCATATCAGCTTTCATGGCCAGTTGACCGTCTAATGCCATGAAACCGCCGCTGAATGCTGGAATCACACTGCCAGCAACAACAGTGGCACCAGTATGACTTATGCCCAGTCTACGATCAATATAGCCTCTGACAGCATTTTCTGTTGGCACAGTGTCTGTGGCGTTGTCTGCAAATGAACTGTCAGTGGAAAATTCACTAACTGGTACGCCCCGTTTGAAACCAAGACCATCCAGGTTACTCAGTGCAATGGAGGCTGCAAAGGTCACTGTACCAGTACCTTGGTCAACACGGAAATATGGACCAACGGAGAAATTACCAAATTGGTCAGTGGTTACATAAAATACCCGACCCACATCACGTTCCTGTGTTTCTGAATCAGGATCCAGTGCATTCACAGGTGGACCAAAAATTTCATTGGGATAATTGGTATCTGCATAAGATCCAGTACCAATCTCTAACAGATCATGTGATGTCACACGAGTCAATGAAATTCTAATAGTCAGTGTGCCAGATTCATCTTTGGGCACAGCAGCTTTGAGTGTTGGCAGATTGGTAAAATAAATCACTGAGCTAACCAACGGAGTGTTTAGAGTCAGTAGCCCATAGTTATCACCGGTTATAAATTCATTTTGATAGGCCTGTACAGTGTACACCACCCCTTTAAACACCAGTTTGGTACCAAGCAGTCTTCCTTCATCGGCGCTGCTGATTGGAACCACTGCCACGGTGCTGTCACCGACTCTACCTATGACCTTGCCCACTCTCTGGACACCACTCTGCGTGCCTGTGGTTTCTAGCGCAATGGAAATAGCAGTGGCCACATCAGTGATGGTAAATGAGTTAACATCTATCACGGTCTTGACAAAGTACAGTCTATTGGTCAACATGCCGCCGGGCAATGCGCCTGAGGTAATAAATCTTACCACATCACCACCAGTGAAACCATGCAATGCCAGAGTTACCACAGCAGGATTGGCTATTGTGATAGTACATGTGGCTGCTGAAGACACAAACGGCTGTTGCGGATACAGTGAAAGATCCACATAGTTGTAGTTTTCTCTTAGAGTGGTTTGCGCCAATCCAAACACAATGTAGGTGTGTGTACCGCTTTGACTGCCCGAAGTGTTAATAGCCGTGCCACGTTTAGTTGCGGACAGTCTAAACGTATTGGCAGTGAATCCATCTGACTGCACAAAATAAGTCTCACCAGCAACAAGTCCTGTTGGGAGTGCGCCCGTAGTGGCCAATGTGATTTGATAGCCAGGTTGGAGACCATGTGCTGCTCTGGTAATAATAGCCGGCGTGCCTAGACTCACGGTAAACGTTCTTGCCCCCACACTATCAGCATAGGCTTCAAATTGCAGCACTCGATAAACTTCAGGAGACTCAGCAAGTACTAGACCAGTACTTGGTCGAACAGCAACATCAACAGCATTACCAGTTAAGACCACTGTGCTGTTTTGTCTAATGGTTAATAGAGTGCCGTTGGTAATTACTGCTGCAATACCGTCTACGCCTACACCTTCCGAACTACGTAGGCTCAGTCTTGCCACTCCCGCAGGCAGACTCGAATCTGTGGAAACTCCTGTGATAGGATATCTGTA